GGTGGTGGAGGCCGTGGTGGCGGTACGGACGCTCTAATTACAGAGGAACAAAAATAATGGCAGGAAACTCCAGATATAATAAATTAACAAAATCTACTAGACATCAAACTGCTGTCATATATGATGCTGTGTCTGAAGGCCCTATTGAGGGATTAGTTAACGGACCAAACAGTATTGTAATTGACGGTAATCCTGCAGCTTCTGCAAATGTAAGTACATATTTCCAACTACTTAGAACTCCTAATGCTTCTTATAATGCAACAAGTAGGATAGTAACAGACCAAGGCGGTGGAGCTGTATTTGAAAATCTTACTACTGCACAAGGACAAAGATATATATCTGTAATAGCAGGTAAGAAAAGAGCTACAAATGCTTCTACTTCTGCAGGTAATAATATTATTAGTACTGCTACTTCTTTCTTTGCAGCAGATGATATTAGAGATGAAGCAAAACCATTAAATCAATTTATTAGAATAGAAGGAGCGGGTAAAGACGGCACAGAGTATGCAGGTCAAATAACTCAATTTATAAATGTTACTCATGTAAGAGTAGACAGTCCCCCTGCAAAAACAGTTTCTTCTGCTAACGTTTCAATCGACTTAGTAGACACAATTTCAACTATAAATAGTAACACTCAGGCAACTTTAACAAATGGGGGTGGAGTAACAACTTCAGCTACTGCAGTTATAATATCTCCTCCTAAATCAGCAAGAGGAGACGTACTAAAATACAATTTTAACAACTTTGGCTGGGCATTTAGAAAAGGAGAAAGAGAACAAGCATATCTATCTGCTCCTTCTGGTATAGGTAGTGCTTCTTCAGCACATTCAATAAATGCAGCATTAGACCAAACAGATTTAAGATCAATAGGTCAACCAACTAATAGTGCTTTAGGAATAAATACTGACATTTCTCCTAATAGAAACGGAGAATCAGGAATTAGCAGAGTTGCTTCTACTGGTATGAATATAGCAGACCCAGGAGAAGTAGATTACATTCGTGTAACTTTAAATCATGCTTCAATGATTTCTAATAAAAACAATGGTAAGAAAGGACCGGGATTTGCTGAATATAGAATAGTTTTTTCATATAAAACAGATTCAACAGATAGTTTTTCAAATAACGAACACGTTATTTATGGTAGAAGAACTTTATCTTCAAATGTTAGAGATTATCATAGAAATACTAGAGTCAAAGGTGGTAGTTCCGGTATGATTGATGGACAGATACGAGCTCCTTTCAATAGTATATTTAGTTTTGATATATCAAAATACCAACCTTTTACTGATTACAAAATAGAAGTTCAAAGAGTATCTCCAATAAATCAAAAAGAAAATGATTGGCAACAAACTAACCAAGGCAGTTTAGTATCTATAGAAAATATTATTACTGATAAGTTAACTTATCCTTATACAGCTTATGCAGCTGTGATAGTTGATGCAGAAGATTTTGATGATATACCTGAAAGAGCATACGAAATTAGAGGACTAAAAGTAAAAGTTCCTACTAACTATTTTCCAGCAGATGAAATACATGATAATACAGGAGCAAGAAGGGCAACTGCTTCTTATAGTCGTAATGTTACTACAGGTGTAGACACAGGAAACCCTGTAGACTGGGACGGTAACTTTAGAGGAGACCAAAAAACTTTTAGTGCTACAAGTCCTAACTATATGCCTGTATATACTAGCAATCCAGTATGGATATTTATGGACTTACTTACAAATCCAAGATATGGTCTTGGAAAGTATGTAGACCCAGATTTTGACTTTACACAAGTAGATAAATACACTTTATATAATTTAGCGAAGTACTGTGACGAACTTGTACCAAATGGAAAAGGCGGAACAGAGCCTCGCTTCTCATGTAACTTATATATACAGAAAGGTCAAGATGCTTTAAGATTGCTTAAAGATTTAAGTACTATGATTCGTGGTATGCTTATTTGGCACAATGGTCAAGTGAGTTTAAACTCAAACAGAGAGAAAGGCCCGATATATACTTTTGGTAAATCAAATGTTATTGAAGGAACTTTTAGTTATTCAGGCAGTTCTAGAAGATTTAGAACAAATGAAGTAAAGGTTACTTGGAATGACCCAGGTAATAGATATAAACAAGCAGTAGAAATAGTAACAGACGATAATAATATTGCACAAACAGGTAGGGTAATATCAAAAGATTTACCAGCTCTTGGTTGTACTTCTCAAGGTCAAGCACAAAGACTTGGAAGATGGCATTTACTTACTGAAAAATTAGAAAAAGAAATCGTAACATTTAGTACAGGTATCAATGGGGGTGCTTTAGTTGCTGGAGATGTTATTCTTGTACAAGATGCAGATGACAAAGATGTACAATTCTCTGGAAGAGTATCAACTGCAAAAGCTTCTACTACTACTGTAATCGAAACAGATAGAGCATTAAGTCTAAATGGTACAGATAATTTTGATTTACATTTAATATATCCAAGCGGAGGTGCATATATAGCGCAACCAACTGCTACAATTAACAGCACAGATTATAAAGTAGGCGACCTTGTATTAGAACACGCAAACGGAACAGCAATCTCAACTCAAGCTTCTGCATCACAATTAAAAGATGATTCAGGTGGCCAAGTACAAGTTATATGGTCAGAAGATCAAAGAATAGAAACAAAACCTATTTCATCATATAACTCATCAAATGTAACTGTATCAAGTGCATTTAGTTCCGCACCTAACAGTGAAGTAATATATGCAATTACAGGACAACAAGCATCAGGAGCTGATGTAACTGGAAGTGCAAAAGAGTATATTATTACTGGTATAAAAGAAAAAACAAAAGAGCTACAGTTTGAAATTACTGCAGCAGAATATGATGTTAACAAGTTTACAGAAATAGATAGAGGTTGGGTAATACCAGATATACCTGATATAATGAGACCACCTCTTAGAACAGAGATAGTTCCACTGCCAATAAATGTATCTATACAAATAATACCTGATGAAGAAGGTGGAGATGTTACAGATGTTGACCAACCAATAAGAGGCTATAAAGCTTTAGTACAATGGACAGCACCAAAATCTATAAGAACAGATTCAGACGGAAATGCATTAGATGATATTTATGAACACTTAGCTGGTTTTGACTTAGAACATGATGTGCCTCAATCTGATAAAGTAAGAAATAATAGTGGCTTTATTAGAGAACAAATTAGAAGTAGAGGACAAAGCAGTTTTAGCATAAGAAATATACCACCAGGGGATGAGTACAGAGTACGTATAAGAACAGTTAATACTCAAGGGTACACTTCTGAGTTTATACAAGCTAAGTTTACTTTTGACCCTTCAGATGTAGCCGCACCAAGTGAAGGTGTAATTGGAGCAGGACTAAATCAACAAATTGCTAGAGGCGGAAGTTTAACTACAGGGATGAGTATAGGCAGTGCAAATGCTACTGTTAATTTTGATTCAAGTACTTATACATTTACTCCACCTACTGGAGTACCAAGTATAACTATAGAAAGTGGAAACACTAATTTTACTCAACAAAACTTTTCAAGTTTGGCAGACGGTGAAACAGGGTACTTACTATTTGATTACGATGGAAACTTAGCAAGAGGATCTACAAGAACAGACGTATTAAGAGCAGTCGTTGCTGGAACAGATAATGTAGCAGCTACAGCTGCTGGAGGACAACCATATTACTTTAGCTTCTTTAAAAGATTAGGACAATCAAATGAAGACTTAAGTCAAGCAAATGGTACTTTTAGTTTAGAAAGATTTAGTTCAAATGTAGTTGGGTCTTCCACAACATTTTTATCGGACTTTAGAGCAGGGGACTTAGTAATATTAGACGATGCTGGAGCTTCTCGTTTTTGGGCAAGAGTAGCACATATTGAAAATGATACTTCAATGACTGTAGCTAGTGGCTCTGACAGAACATACTCAGGAGCTAACTTATTTGCACAATCATTAAGATTCGATAGACAGAAAGATACTGTAATAGCTTCAGTACTAAATACTGGAGGTACATTCTCTTTAGTTAATTTTGCTAGTGGAGAGAAAGGAGCAGACGGACTACCAGGTGCAAATGGTGCAAATGGCTCAGCAGGAGTAGATTCAAGAACAGTAAACTTAACTATAGGTGACCAAGCATTTACCTATGCAAATACAGGAAGCACTCCTTCTCCTTCAAGTACAACAGTAACAGCTACTGCATTAAATACAGATGGAACTGTATATTACGAGTTTTTCTTAAATGATGTAAGTCAGGCAAATACTACTACAAATACTTACACATACACACCTCAATCTTCTTTCAGCAATATGCCTGATAAAATAGAAGTTCAAATTAGAGATAGTGGCTCTGCAGCAATTAAAGCTAGAGACCAATTAACAGTGTACGGTGTAAAACCTGGAACAGACGGAACAAACGGAACAAACGGAACAGACGGTGATAATGGTGCAGATGCGATAACTGTTATATTATCTAATGAGGCACACACACTTCCAACCACAAATGCGGGAGTAGTAACTTATACTGATTCGGGAACAGATATTGTAGTATACGACGGAACAACTCAAGTTCCTTATGATGGAAGCTCTCCTTATGCTTCTCCTTCTTTCAGAGTATCTGCTTCAGGTACTAGTGTTGGAGTAGGAACTGCAAGTACTGTTTCAACATACACAAGAAGATTTGGAGTACATAACTCCATGACTGCAGATAATGCAAAAGTAACTTATACTATTACAGTCAAAAATAGTGATGGTAATGAGTTTACATTTACAAAAATACAATCATTATCTAAATCAATTGAAGGAGATAATGGAGCACCAGGAGTAGATGCATATACTGTAGTTTTTACAAATGAATCACACGCTTTTGATGCAAATAGTAGCGGAACAATTAGCGATTTTACAACTTTTAGTTCAAGTCCAACAGTATTTAAAGGAAGTCAGGCATATACTTATGATGCAACTTCTCCTTATACTGCAAATAGTTTTAGATATGGAACAAGAACAGATGTAAATGTAAGTTCAGCTGTATCAGCAAGTGGAGTAATTTCTCTTAATGCAAACTCAGCTATAGGAAGTGGTTCAACTCTTACAGGTAGCACAACTATTCCTATTATCGATAATTCAGGTGGCGTAACAGTAGCAGTAAAAACACTTAATTTTGTAAAAGTAAATGCTGGTAGCATAGGTGTTGATGGGGTTAGAGGTTCAAGTATCTTTACTTTTGAAGAAAGTGATACTTCACAAATATCAGCAGCACAAGCAAGTAAGTTTGCAGGTACTCTTAATAATGCCTCCGCACAAGCAGTAGCTTCAGCTGTAATAGCAAATGCTAGCGACAGTACAATAAGACCAAATGATAGAATAACAGTAACAGACAATAGTGCAGATGTAGCAGGTACAAGAATATATAATGGCTCCGCAGCTACTTCATCAGGTTCAATAACAGCAGCAAACTTCAGTTCTTTAGTAGTAGAAACTTTTGACGGCTCAGTAATCGTTGAAGGAACATTACAAGCAAATAGATTAAGCGCAAACACTACATTTACAAATAGAGCAAACATAGCAAATACAATTCAACTTGGAACAAGTGGAGATAATGGTAAGTTTGTTACAGCAAATAAAACAACCTTTGCAGACGGAGACTTAGGAGTATACTTTGATGGTGCTGGTAATGTAAATATTGGACAAGATTCAGGAAACAAGTTTATTAAGTTCTATAGTGCTAATGGAACATTAGCTATAGGGCAATCTGTACAAATAGGAGCAACAGCAGCTTCTACTATTGAAGCAGAAGTAGGAGCAGCAGCTGCAGCTTCAGCTGCGGCTAACTCAGCTTCAGCTGCTCAAAATACGGCAAATAGTAAAGCTACTTTATCACAAGCGAATACAGCAGCTAATACAAACATACTATCAAACGGGGCTAAAACTGGTGGTAGTGTGGGTGGCTGGACTATTGACAGTAGCGCAATTTACAGTGGAACAAAAGATACAAATGGGTATACTACTGGTGGTATTACTTTAAATAGTGCCGGCTCAATACATGCAAAACAATTTTATATAGATACAAGTGGAAATGCTTTCTTTAAAGGAAGTATAACCATAGATTCTGTAACAGAGGCAGGCGGAGCTACTTCAGATTCAGTTAATTCAGCAGCTAACTCAGCTTCAGCTGCACAAAATACAGCAAATAGTAAAGCTACTTTATCACAAGCGAATACAGCAGCTAATACAAACATATTGTCAAATGGAGCCAAAACAGGAGGCTCAGTAGGGGGATGGACTATTGATTCATCTGCAATCTATAGTGGAACAAAAGATACAAGTGGGTATACTACTGGTGGTATTACTTTAAATAGTGGTGGCTCAATACATGCAAAACAATTTTATATAGATACTGCAGGTAACGCTTTCTTTAAAGGAGACATATCAGCTGCAACTGTAACAATAGGACAGATTGAATCTTTCCCTAATACAGCAGCTATGAATACTTCTACAAGTGATGCTTCTAATGCAGCAGCCAATGCTTCTACTTTAGCAGGAACAAAAGCTACTTTAGCCCAAGCTAACACAGCGGCTAATACAAATACCTTGGCAGGCGGAGCAAAAACTGGTGGTAGCGTTGGGGGATGGACTATTAATTCATCTGCAATATCAAGCGCAAACATTGTAATTGATTCAACTAATCAAAGGATTTTAATTTCGGATAGTTCATAATGGCAAATAGAGTAGTAATAGGTAAATTAGCAACAGTACATACAGTAAGTCAGCGTGCATTTGCAAATGCAACAGGATATTATAACGTCACAAATGCAGAAGCAATAAGAGTGGGATCTTATATTAGTATAGATGGAACTAATAACATTGGGGGTACAGATGTATACGTTTGGTATAAAAATCAAGTTGGAAATGGAGGCACTTGGGATATAGTTTTAAGTCATAATATAAGCACTCAGTATTTACCTGTAAATGGCACTTTTTATGCAGCCTATAATGAATATGGACTTCAAGTATCTCAACCAGGAGATAATGTGTTAAGTCCAACAGAGCCTTTAATTTTTGATTCAACTTCAGTAAGAAGTGGAATGACATATGCGGGAGGTAGCGCTGCTTCCGTATCTTCTACAGGAATAAACTGGTCTAGTACAAAAGGAACACTTGGATATATTCCTGTATGTATTTCAATGGATGATAGAAAAGGAACAGTTGAAACTTATGATATTGGCAACATGGAAGAAAGGTATCAAGACAGAGCAGGAATGCACGAAGTAACAACAACCAATATAAATCCAATAAGGTTTTATGACTCTGCAGTAAATACTGGTGGCGGTGCAGGCCGAGGCAGAACTGCAACTAATTTTAAGTTTATTGTACTACGCCTTCCCTGTCAGTATGGAAAAATGAACGACGCAAGTCTATGGAGTTAAAATGGCTAATCGAATTATAATAGGAAAAAGTACAAATACAAATCTTGGACATTCAGGAGGAAAGTTTGGCTTGTATATTTCTCGTCCAGGAGATGATATTACAAATTGCACAAAGGATCAGCTTGTATTTAATACAGATAATGCTGGTGCTGTAGCAGGAGCAATTGATGTTGGACAATTTCAAATAGTTCCTATTTCAGGTGGAACAAATGCTTCTACGAATGTTACTGTTGCAAGTGGCTCTACAGCTACAATAAGTACAGAAGATTTAGGAACAGGAAATCTTTTATACACTGATTTTCAAGGATCTTACAGCTCGCAAAATGATTTTGAACAAACACTAAATGGGAACTATACAGGAGCTACAAGTGGAACAATAAGTAATACAGGAGATACTTCTATAACTGCAACAATATCAGTTATAAAAGGTTTTTCAGTGGCGGCACTTTTCTAATGGCAAATAGAGTATTAGTAGGTAAAAGAGGCACTTCAGATTTTGGTGTTTTCGTTTCGCAAAATGGAGTAGATGTTGCTAATACAAGTAGTACAACTCCACTTGCTTTTGATTCTCGGGCTGTTCGTGGATTAGTAATTCATTCAAAAGGAGAAGGTTCAATAGCACCACATGCTACTAATGATGCATCAGGAGTTGATTATTCTACAAGTGCTACAATAAGTCATAGTTTAGGATATGTACCTCTTTATGTAGTAAGATGGTGTTATGCAAGTGATTTAACAAGTGGTGTTGCAAATAGAATGTATACACCAAGTTATGCAAGAAACAATAACTATGGCTATGATTTAATCGAAGAAGTAGAATCTACATGGGACGAAATATCTCTAATGGGAATATCTACAACAATGAGCACTACTCAACTTACTATTTATAATCACGAGTTTGGGTATAATGTCGAAGTTGGTGATGATGAAGCAGACACAGCACCAGAGGAAGAGTTTGGTACAAATAAACAAACAATATATTACGCATATATAATTTTTAAAGCAAAAGATTTTACAGGAGGATTAGGGCTATGAGCACCTATCATATATTTTACGATTCAAATAAAGATATTAAATGGGCTGCAGACGCTCCCGTTACAGAGGATATAATTGATTCTCAAGCAGCATTAGGATTATCTTATTTGTCTCTTGAGCTAGAACAAATACCTGCTTGTGACCATTTTTATATAAATGATGCTGAAGATAATGTAGTCGGATATAATTCATTTAGTTTAACTTTTTCTGCAACTACTATTGATGTTGATGGTACAGTTACAGTTACAGGATGTCCAGCAGGAACTGAAATATTTTTGAATAAAGTATCTCAAGGTACATATGAAAGCGGAGATTTAACTTTTACAGGAACAATGGCAGGACGACATACATTACAATTTAAAAAAGACAAATATTATACTGCAGGGCAAAATATAATAGTAAGTAGGAGATTAACATGAATATAGATTTAGAAACAGCAAATGCAACTTACTCTGATAAAAGACAAAAATATTATCCAACCCTGGGAACTCAGCTTGATTTACTTTGGCACGCCATAGATGACGGAGTATTTGGGGATAATGCAAAATTAACGTCTTTTTATACAGAGTTAGAAGCAGTTAAGGACAAGTATCCTAAATCGTAGGGTAAAGAAAACACCCCCCAAAAATAGTTCTTGACACCACCTCAAGTTTTTGGTATAATTATTGCATATAGGAGTATTTTATGGCAGCGGGAAATTATGATATAGTTATCGATCAGGGAGCAGACTTTGCACTCTCGATTACTATTGCCGAAGACGGAGTCGCTACAAACTTAGCAAGTCACACAGCATCCGCTCAACTTCGACCTACCCCCTCTTCAAATACCCTAACAGCAACATTCACCTGTGCAATAACAGATGCTGCAAATGGTGCGCTGAAAATGTCCCTTGGACACGCAACAACAGCAAATATTACAGCAGGTAAATACTATTATGATTTAGAAATATATAATTCTAGCGTTGATTCAATGTCTAGATTAATTCAAGGTGTAGCAAGAGTTACACAAAATGTAACAAGATAATGGCAACAACGATAACTATTACTCCTAATAATACTACCCTGAACGCCACTTCACAAACTACAACCTTGACAATATCTTCGGCAGTTGGTGGTAGTGCGGCTGATGCTGCAGGAATTAGCTTGTCTAATCCTGTAGGTACATTATCATCGCAATCAACTGTTGAAAACGCACTCAACTTTCTAGCAAATCAATTTTATGTTGCAACAACAGCTCCATCAGCAAACACACAAGATCTTGCTGAAGGAGATTTATTTTATGATACTGACGACAATCAGTTAAAGGTTTATCGAGATGTCGATGGCTCAGCTACTTTTGTTCCTATAATGATAGGTAACGACTCAGCAGATTCTGACACGATAGACGCAGGAGCTTTTTAATAGCTCAATAGGACAAAAACATGGCACAAACAATTAAAATTAAAAGAAGTAGCAGTTCCGCCACGCCAACTTCATTAAGTGCTGGTGAATTAGCGTATTCTTCTAATTCGCAGAAGCTATTTATTGGAGCTCCATCTGATGGAACAGTTACAACAATAGGCGGCGACTTATATGTCGCTATGCTTGACCATACTGCTGGTACACTTACCGCAAGTTCTGCAATTCTTGTAGACGCACAAAGTAAAGTTGACCAGTTTAAATCTGGTAATATTGTAGTTACTGGTTCTTCAGATACAATTTCAACTTCATCAGGTAATTTAACTATAGCTCCAACAGGAGACTTAGTAGTTACTCATGGTGGTGCAATAGATGTAGATGCTCAAGCAACTGATTTATTAATTGCTGATAATGAAGCAGCATCTTTTGTTATAAAAGAAGGAACAACATCTTATTTATCATTTATAACAACTAATGGCTCTGAATCCATAAATGTAGGAACAATGTCTCTAAATACTGGCGGTACTTTAGAAGTTACAAGTTCAGCAAATGTGGGAAGTAATTTAGGAGTCACAGGTAACATTACTGTAAATACAGATAAGTTTACAGTATCATCAGGAGAAGGTAATACAAGTATTAGTGGTACTTTAGGAGTAACTAATGCCGCAACTTTTTCTTCTGGAGTTACAATCACAGGAGCACTTACAGGTAACGGAGCAGTTACTTTAGGAGATGCTTCAACAGACACAATAACTATCAATGGTAATGCAACTTTCGGGAACACCGTAGACTTTAGTAATGGATTAAATGTTGCTTCTACAAATACTATTGATATGGGTGGAAATAGAGTACGAAATATTGGTACTCCTACCCAAGCAACAGACGCAACAACAAAAGCTTATGTAGATAGCGTTAAACAAGCACTAGACATTAAAGACTCAGCAAGAGTAGCAACCACAGCAAACTTAGCAGCTACATATGACAATGGAACAGGTGGTGTAGGAGCTACACTTACAGCAGATGCAAATGGTGCAATTTCAGTTGATGGAGTCACTTTAACTTCTGGTAACAGAGTACTTGTTAAAAATCAAACTACTACTACTCAAAATGGTCTTTATAGCGTAACAACAGTCGGAGATGGAAGTACTGCTTTTGTACTAACAAGAACAACTGATGCAGATTCTTCTGCAGAAGTTACAGGTGGTATGTTTACATTCATTGAAGAAGGTTCTACAAATGGCGACAATGGTTTTGTTTTAACTTCAGTAACAGGCTCGGCAACAGTAGGGACAGACAACTTAGTATATACACAATTCTCAGGTGCTGGACAGATAACAGCAGGAGAGGGTTTATTAGGTACAGGTAACACTTTAGATGTAAGAGTAGATGATACAACAATTGAAATTAATTCTGATATTCTAAGAATAAAAGGTATTGGCTCAGTTTCAGAAGGTGATTTAATCTTTGGAGCAAATGGTGGTAGTTCTTATACTAGACTTGCTATCGGAGCATATGACTCTACTAATTCAGTAGGACAAGTACTACAAGTTGGAGCAAACGGAACAATAGCATGGTCAAATACATTAGACGGAGGTACGTTCTAATATGGCTCATGTGATTAAACCAAAAAGGTCTGAAACAAGTGGTAGTACACCAGGAACAGATGACCTACAAACACATGAAATTGCGATGAATATCGCAGACGGTAAGATTTATACAAAAGCGGCTAATGGTTCAATAGTAACAATAGGTTCTTCAGGTGGACAAACCGAAGACGATGTACTAGCGTTAGCCATAGCACTAGGATAGAAATATGGCTTCATCATTTAAGACAGCAACGGCAGCAAATGTAGGCACTTCGCTTACAACGGTTTATACGTCACCAGTAGGTAGTACCAGCACTATAATAGGTATGTACTTATGTAATCAAAGTGGTGGCTCAATCGAAGCAAACACTGTTTTCAGTGATAGCAGTTCATCTACATTAGTAAACATAACACATAATACACCAATACCAAGTGGCACGTCAATAGCGGTCATAGGTGGAGACGCAAAAGTAGTATTAGAGGCAGGGGACAGTATACAAGTACAAAGCAACGTAGCAAGTAGTATCGATGTAGTCCTATCATATTTGGAGCAAACATAATATGGCATTAATAGGTAAGGAAAATCATTTAGTCTCCGTATTGGAGGCCAATGCAGTCGGAACTACTGAAATAGTAAGTAATTCTATTACTGCAAGCGAAATAGCAGCAAATGCAGTAGGCTCTAGTGAAATCGCAGCAAACGCTGTCGGAGTATCAGAGATTGCTACTAATGCTATTGGTTCAGCACAGTTACAAGCATCAGCTATCACAGCAGTAGCAGATAATTCAATAGATGCAGCATCTATAGCTGCAAACTCAGTAGATTCTAGTGAAATAGTAAGTGGGTCAATAGACACTATACATATAGGCACAGGACAAATTACAACAGCTAAAATAGCCGCTAATGCTATTACTTCCGCAGAAATTGGAACAGGAGTAATAGGCTCTTCAGAAATAGCAGGCAATGCAGTTACAACAGCGAAGATTGCTCAAAATCAGATTACTGCTCATCATATTGCTGATGGGAGTATTACTAGCACTCAACTCGCAGCAAACAGTGTTGACAGCGCAGAATTAATTACTGGCTCTATCGACACAATACACATAGGGGCTTTACAAGTTACTACAGCAAAAATAGCTGGAGATGCAATAACAGGTGCTAAAATAGCAGATGACTCAATAGATTCAGAACATTTAGTAGACGGTAGTATTGATACAGCACATATTGGAAACTTACAAATAACTTCAGCTAAAATAGCTGCTAATACTATCGCAACAGGAAATGTAGCGGATAACGCAATAGACGGAACAAAAATAGCTACAGATAGTATTCAAGCAAGACATATAGGAGCAGCTGCAGTAGGTGCTTCTGAACTTGCATCAAACTCTGTAGATACTGCAGAATTAGTAAGTGGTTCAATAGATGCAATTCACTTAGCAACGGATTCTGTAACAGCAGATAAAATAGCTGCAAACTCAGTAGATTCTGCAGAATTAGTAAGTGGCAGTATTGATACAATACATATAGGTGCGGCACAAGTTACAACAGCAAAAATAGCTGATAATGCTATTACAGCAAGTAAACTTCCTTCAGAAGTAATATCTTCAGACCATATTGCAAACGGTACTATTGTTTCAGGAGATATAGCAGCAAATACTATTGCAACAGGAAATATTGCAGATAATGCTATCGATGGCACTAAAATCTCTAGTAACTCTGTAGTTTCAAGACATATAGCAGAAAATACAATTGGCTCATCAGAAATAGCAACTGATGCAGTAGGTGCATTACAAATAGCTGCAAACTCAGTAGATTCTGCAGAATTAGTAAGTGGTAGTATAGATACTATACACATTGGAACTTCTCAAGTAACAACAGCAAAAATAGCAGCAAATAATATTACTTCTGCAAAAATTGCCACAGACCAAGTTTTAGCTAGACACATAGCTGCTGGAGCAGTAGATTCTAGTGAACTAGCTGCGAACTCTGTTGGGACAAGTGAACTAGCAAGTAGTGCACTTGGTGGACAAACTTTTACAGGTAATGTAACATTATCAGGTAACTTAACAGTAAACGGAACAACCACAACAGTTAATTCAACAACCACAACAATTGCTGATCCATTAATGGAACTTGGTACAGGAACAACAGGTACTCCAGCAAATGATGCAGGTATCGTTATAGAAAGAGGCGACCAAAATAATGCATTTATAGGTTTTGATGAGAGTGCAAATAAGTTTAAAGTAGGTACTGGTACATTTACTGGTGCTTCTACAGGTGACTTAACAATTACAACAGGAACAATAATAGCTAATGTAGAAGGAGATGTTACTGGTGATTTAACAGGTAATGCCGATACAGCTACTACTTTAGCAACAAATAGAGCTTTCTCTCTAACAGGAGATGTAACAGCTTCAGGTGTTAACTTTAACGGCTCAGGTGCAGTTGCTTTATCAACAAGTTTAGCAGCGAATACTGTGGACAGTGCAGAATTAGTAAGTGGTAGCATAGATGCAATTCACTTAGCTTCTGACTCTGTAACAAGTGCTAAAATAGCGGACAATGCTATTAATAGTGTAAACTTTATTTCAAGCGGTTTAATTACATCAGACTTGATAGCAAATGGAACTATTGCAGCAGGTGATTTAGCAGCAAACTCAGTGGACTCCAGTGAAATAGTAAGTGGGTCTATTGACGCAATTCATATAGCAAACAATGCAGTAGTAGGAAGTAAAATAGCAGCGAACTCAATAGATTCAAGCGAACTTGTTACTGGTAGTATAGATACTATACACATTGCAGATAATGCAGTAACAACAAATAAAATAGCAACGGACTCTGTAGGAGCCGCAGCTATTGTTGCAGGAGCAGTTGGTTCAAGTGAATTAGCTTCCAACTCAGTAGATTCAGCAGAATTAATTTCTGGTAGTATAGATACTATCCACATTGGAAACTTACAAGTAACTTCAGCTAAATTAGCTTCTGATTCTGTAGTAACAGCAAAGATACTAGATGCAAATGTTACGAATGGTAAAATAGCAGATAACGCTGTAACAGGTTCAAAAATAGCAGGGAATGCAGTAGGCTCAGCAATGATAGCTGCAAACGCAATAGATAGTTCTGAAATTGCTACAGGAAGTATAGATAGAATACATTTAGCCGCAGATATAGTAAATGGTACAAAAATAGCAGATGACAGTATCAATTCAGAACATTATGTAGATGGTAGTATTGATACAGCACATATTGCAAACTTACAAGTAACAAATGCAAAACTAGGAGCTAACTCTGTAACAGCAGCTAAAATAGCCGCTAACGCTGTTGGGTCAAGTGAGATTGCAGCAAACAGTATAGGAACAAGTGAAATAACAAGTGGCGCTTTGAACCAAACATTTACTGGAACTCAAGTAATACCAACACTTAATGCTACTACAAGATTACAAGCAGATAAGATAGGTATACAAGACAGTAATCCACCACAAAAACTTCACATAGACGAAGTAGCTGGTATGGATGTAGGTTCAGGAACTTCATCAGCAACTACACAATTTACACTAGACAGTTTTGCAGCAGCTACATTTAGAACTGCTAAGTACTTAGTACAAGTACATAATACAACGGATTCAGATTATCAATCACTAGAAATAGTTATGTTCCATGATGGAACAACAGTTTATTTAACACAATACGCTTCTATATTTGACAATGGTGCACAAGCAACATTTGATGCAGATATAAATGGTGGTAATGTAAGATTAAGAGTGACTCCTGCTTCAGCAGATAGCATGAGTTATAAGTTCATTAGAACAACAATAGAGGTATAAAATGGGAACAAAATTAAACTTTAACATTGAGGACGCAGGTTTAAGTGTTGATGGTAGTGAAAAGTTTGACAGCGCAGGAGCTGCAGCAGCGATTACTATAGCAGCAGATAAAATTACAAGCGGAACTGTCTCATCAGCAAGACTACCTTATACTATCACTCAAACTGCTCCTTCTAATGTGGGCAGTACATCGAGTGGTCATATATGGTTTGTATATTCGAGTTAATATATGGCGTTATATATCAATGACAACGGTAGTTTACGAACTATCGACTTCCTTGCCATCAATGACGGTGGAACACTTCGTCGTATCAACGAAGTATACGTAAATGATAATGGGACATTAGCAGGCCCTTTTGAAGCCGTATTTGTCACTGATAGAAATACCAATACTAATACAACTTATATTTCTGGTACTCAGGAAACTTCCTTTAATACTACAACAATATTTAATACTACAAGAGATACTATCTCTACATTTAACACTTCTAGAGTATCTACCTTTAATACACAAAGAACTACAGAAACAACTAGAGATACAGTATCTACTTTTAACACAAGTAGAGCAACAGATACTGTATTTAGTACAACTACAACATTTAACACTACCATTACAACTACAACAGGTTTTGGTACTACAACAACATTTAACACTACATTAACTACTACTACTACATTCAGTACAACTACGACTTTTGAAACAAGTAGAGTAACTACATTTAATACTACATTAGCTACTGTTACTGCATATACAACTGTAACCGCCTATACAACATTCTTTGACACAGTAATTGCTACGTCAAGAAACACAGGTTTTACAAATAGTACAAATACATCAGTAAGTACATCAAGAGGAACAACAACCTCCATAGCAACTGTTACAAACTTTGGAGCAGTTACAACATTTAGTAATGCAACGAATACTTCTATAACAACTCTTACAAACTTTGCGGCAGTTACAACATTTAGTAATGCAACGAATACTTCTATATCAACTATTACAAACTTTGCAGCAACTACAACATTTACAAATAGTACAAATACAAGTGTAAGTACAACGAGAAATACAAATACATCTATATCAACTATTTCCAACTTTACAGCAGCTACAAGTTTTATTACAACATTTACAAATAGCACAAATACATCAGTAAGTACATCAAGAGCAACAACAACTTCAAGAAAAACAACATTCGCTGTAAATACAGCTTTTATAACTACATTTACAGCAAGTACAAATACATCAGTAAGCACAAGTAGAGGTACCACTACTTCTAGAAATACAGCATACCCTGCTGTAAATACTAACACAGCAAGAACAACAACATTTGGTGTTAATACAGGATTTACGAATAGTACTACTACATCTAGACAAACAGGACTGCCAAATGTAAATACTAACACAGCAAGAACAACAACATTTGTTGTTAGTACAGGATTTACGAATAGTACTACTACATCTAGACAAACAGGACTGCCAGATGTAAATACAAATACATCTGTAGGAACGACTACTTGTAATAATACAAACACAGGCAGAGCAACTACTACTTCTAGAGCAACAAATGTAAACGTCACTACTAGCTTTACAAATAATACAAATACTTGTAGAAATACAGCATACGGAACAACTAGGTCAACAGGTTTTACAAACTCTACAGGATTTACGAATAATACAAATACATCTGTAGGAACAAATACATCAAGATCTACAGCATATAATACTGCAGGTACTAACCTAACTGTATTCTTAGTTAATACAATTGCTTACTTCTGTGAAGAGCAATACGAAACATCCTTTGACTTTTTCACAGAGAGTAGAAATACAAATACAGCAGTAGGAACAACAAGAAATACTGCACTACTTGCCGTTCTTACAACATTCGCTGTAGCAACAAATACTGCAAGAAACACTAATACAGCTAGAAATACAGGATATAATACTACTAGATTAACAGCACTACCAGTTGCATCTACAAATACATCTAGAGGAACAACTACAAGTTATGGTACAGCGTTACCGAATATTACTACTGCATTTACGAATCTAACAAACTATACTGTTAATACATCATTTACTAACGCTACTACAACTTCGAGAATGACACAATTTGCCGTAAATACAAACACCGCAGTAAATACTAATACCTCGGTAAGTACAGGATTTACTAACGCTACTACTACTTGTAGAACAACAACATTTGCTGCAAATACAAATACAGCAGTAGCTACAAATACATCAGTAAGTACAGGATTTACAAATAGTACAAATACAAGTGTAGCTACAACATTCGCTGCAAATACTGCATTTGTAACAACATTCGCGGCAAATACAAATACAAGTGTAAGCACAAGTAGAAGTACAAATACTTCTAGACAAACAGCATTGCCTAATGTTAATACTGCATTTATAACAACATTTGCTGCAAATACAAATACAAGTGTAAGTACAACAAGAAATACAACTACTTCTGTGTCAACTGTTACAAACTTTGTAGGAGCAACCTCTTTTATAACAACATTTGGTGTAAATACAAATACATCATTAGGTACCACTACTTCAAAAACTACTGTAAGTACGTTCGGAGTAAACACAAATACATCATTAGGTACTACTACTTCAAGAAATACTCAAACAACATTTGGTGTAAATACAAATACATCATTAGGTACCACTACTTCAAGAAGTACTCAAACAACATTTGCAGCTAATACCTCTTTTGTAACAACATTCGCTGTAAATACAGCTACTAGTAGAACAACTACATTTGAAACAGCTTTCCAAACTTCAAGAGCAAGTTCTAGAAATACTGGAACATCTAGAAGTACAACTACTGTATTTGAAACAAATAGAACAACTACATTTAATACAAGTAAGTCAACACTTACAAGTAGAGCAACTGTTACTACATTTAATACACAAAGAACTACAGAAACAAGTAGAGATACGGTATCTACTTTTAACACAACAAAAAGTACAGAGACAGTTAGAAGTACAACAACAACATATAATACAACAATTACAACTACAACAGGTTTTGGTACTACAACAACATTTAATACAACTATTACCACAACCTTTAATACCACGGTCACAACAACTACAACATTTAATACAAGTAAGTCAACACTTACAACAATTACAACAGACCATTTAACGACGATTCAAACTTTAACACAAACGTCGATATTTGAAAGATTAACCGCCAGCTCAGCTGGAACCTTATTTGACACTGAAGTTACAAGTGATGCAGATTATGGATTCTCCTTCTGGGATGGCTCAAAATGGAGTGAGACATAATGTCAATACAAGATACAAAAGTTCCTTTAAATGAACGAACTAAGGTCGATACAGATTATTTAAATAAAAAAATGGAAAGCATGATGAGTGCTTTCTTTGAAAGTATCGGTGAATACGAGGAAAGAGTAAAAAACTTAGAAAAAATAATATTTGAGTTAAAACAAAATGGCAGTTAAATCTAAAAATCCAATAGATGCCATGACTATTAACGAAAGCCTTGGAGATATTCCTACTCATGTAATGAAGTCAGGTTCGTGTTTTAGACCTAAAGAGGATTTAAACCGACTAGCAGAGTTTAAGAAGAGAATAATTCCTAGAGATTATAGAGGATTGCCTTTTGAGTATGACCTTTGGTTTAATACTAATGAAAGGTACTCTATTAGAAGCTGGTTATATACAGATTTTTTAGGAAATGGGATTTATATTAGAGTTAATTCCATATTAATAAATAACAATCTACTACATTCAATTGCTCTTAGAGAGAAAGAGATTGATTGGGATAGAATAGAAAAAATAAGAGAAAATCTACATAATAAATATACTTTGCAAACTCCACAAGAGTTTCCTGAAAAAGTTATTTTCCCGCCAGGAAGCAACTTAATGAATAAAAACGTTGTATCTTGGAGAAGAATGAAAGACCATGTAGATAGAGGATTTAAAGTAAAACCACATCCAATAACAGCACATCTTTGGAGAGCAAAATTAAAGATGGAACTAGGAGAAGAAAATGTCCTAGGACACAAGGAAGGTGGTTTTGAAGTATTACTTAACTGCAAAGAAGCTGCAGTATGCCCTAACAGTGAAATGGGTATTATAGCATTATTATTAGATAAACAATTAAGTTTAGTTTCAACGCCATATAGCGCAAGAGAAAAACAACCTCTTACCTATGAAGCGGTATATCATGCAATATCACAACCAGATGTACGAAACTCAACAGAAGCTTTACTTAAAATATTATCAAGCAAGAGGTCAGGAATGATATTTGACTTCGATGAAGATGCAGAAGAAAGAATGTATCTTTACCAGGAAAACTTTTGGGATTATAAAACAAAATGATAGAAATATTACTTAGATACCACCCTAAATACTCAATGTTTACGTTTGCCTCTTTGTTGGATAAAACAGAGAAGTTTCGTTTGCATGTATTTATGAATGACAACGACTACGACCAAGATGTTGCAGATTGGCTCATACAGAGTTTTGATAACGTACAAGTATATCAAGCTCCTTACGATACCCATGTAGCTGCAAAACAGATTTTACAGTTTAAAAGACATTGGATGGGTAAAGGTAAAATAAACAAAATTGTACAAAGCTATACACGCGCACCTATATTTACAAAAGAACTTATAGGAAATCAACTACCACCTAATTCTTGGTTTAAAAAGTTAGTTGCAACAACTTCTAGAAATACTTTTCATAATCATGGTATTTTTAAAACTTACTATAGTATACTGGGTCAGATTGGTGGATATAAAGTAGACACTTCTTTCTTAATATGGAACTGGAATGAGTTAGAAAACATGACAGAATCTGAACTATTTATGAAAGATGGCACTCCTCCTATTCAAAAATATAAATGGGAACATGATCTTGATGCTTACATAAATCATGCAAGAGATGAACAAATAACAACTTACTTTAAAACTATAGAAACAAGTAAGATGCCTATTTATATGCACGGCAAAGTAGACCCTTTAATAGAATTAGATGCTCTTGGAGCGATGGATTGTATTAATTATAATATTATGTTAAGAAAAGCATATAACTTAGATATACCAAGTTACTTATTAGAAAGAGATTACTATGAGTGTAGAACAGGTTTACAATTAAGTATACCTTGGGATTTATACACTCCACTAATGGAAAAGATTCCAGCTAGATTTAAAGACGGAAGATTAAATGAAAAGATTTTAATTAAGTCGAATAAACAAAAAGCTGCTGCTGGTAAATTAATTACAGCAGGATTTTCATTGGGTAAGGTCTAGTTGCTCGTCTTTTAAGTCAGATAAGATTTTCCAATCTAACTTCCCTTCTTTATACCATTTCCATACCCAACCCTTTTCATGAGGGTTGTGTGGATTTACGCTCGCACTATTAAAAGGGATATGCCAACTAGAGGGCTGATTGCCTCCAGAGAATATTGGTAATTTCTTTGAAAAGAAATCGAATCCAATCAATGTAATATTTTCACATTTGAGTTTTGTGAGAAAATATAAAATACCGAGAAATCCAGCAGAAGGCCTTGCACCTTTTGTGGCTTTATTAGACTCCGCCCCTATCTGAGCAAAAATCTTTAAAAGTTCTTCATCGGAAAACATAATCGTATAATCATCAAACGGCAGGTCTAGGTCTGGCTCTACATTCAAGTGGATTCTACTACGATTAAATAGAATCTCCGCATTTGGAAAATGATGCCAATAATTTTTTCTTAACCAACCTGTGACCCAAAAATCTGTTTTTGACCCTACGGATTTTGAAATATCTTTTCTAGGTACTCCTTGGCCAAAGCGAACAACATGGTCAAAACTATCTATGTACTCTCCATAATTATGTTGCAATATTTCTACAGAGTTTCCTACTAATATTACTGAATCTTTTTGTATATCTCTTGCCATTCTTGGGAGTACTCCTCGTTGTCGTTTATACCATGCCACGGTCCACCATCTGTAAAGTGAACTGCTTTTGGATTTTTAAATTGATAATAATTTATCATTGCGTTATATTCAGCAGGCAAACTTCCAATACCATCTGCCCAAAGCATCTCATGTAAAAAACCCGCATCTGCTCGGTTTACAAGCTCTTTAGTAAGCTCTTTACAATGGGCGTTATTGAATAACATTAAAGATGACCAATACTTTTTAGGATAGTCTAAGTTTAGTTTGCCATTCATTTTTGTATTTGGAGGTATGAAGTCGGGATGTTTTACACAGTAAACACCTAGTCTATTATCCATCCATTCTATATCCATGAAATCAAATAATTCAGCAGGGTCACATCTCCACATAAAATCACTATCACAAAATAAAGCATATCCTTCATACTTAGAAAGATAAGGTACTAGAAACCGAGTGAAAGCAAACTCTGTACTTTCATTTTGAAACGGTCTCCAGTATACTCCTTTTTCTTCTAATTCACTACGTATTAATGGTTTGATAACATGGCTACGATTGTATCTTAAAATACTTTCCTTACATACTTCGTATGCTTCAGGTTGTTCTGAATCGTAGCCAATATAAATTACCATATTAATCCTCTTTTAGTTGAGACCCTAAGTCGTTTATATAGGCTTGTCTAGCCGTTTTTAACGCAGCTAGTTGTTGCTCTGTTTCAGCGATTTTTGTATCACAATAGTTCATTGCAACTACTATTAACTTTTGGTCTTTAGTAAACTCATCAGTGTCGTAATCAACACCATCTATACTTATCATTTCTTGTATTTGCATTATTTAAATACATCCTGCCAATTGCCTTGTGTACTAGCCTTAGCATACTCAGTAGCACGGTTTTCAAAAAAGTTGGTATGCTCAACTGCATTAATTTGCATATCAATCCAAGGAAGTGGATTAACTGTACTATGGAATATTGCTTTCATACCAAGACCTAATAATCGTCTATCGGCGATGTATCTTATGTATTCTTTCACTTCTTTTGCTGTTAAATCTTTGATATCTGCTTTATCAAAACAAACATCAATAAACTTATCTTCTAATTCAACAACGCGCTCTGCTGCACAATATATCTCATATTTTAGTTTATCTGTCCATATTTCTGGATTTTCTGCGATAAAGGTTCTAAAGAGTTTTGATAGCCCTTCAACGTGAAGTGACTCGTCTCTTATAGACCATGTTACTATCTGCCCCATACCTTTCATAAGGTTATGTCTAGGATAGTTTAGAAGTATAGCAAAACTACTGAATAGTTGTACTCCTTCTGTGAATCCACTGTAGACTGCCATTGTTTTTGCAATCTCGTGTGGATTATCCATATTGAAGTCAGTTAGATACTCATGTTTTTCTGACATAGCTTGTATATCAAAAAACTCTTGGTACATATCATCTGACTTACCTAATGTTTCCAATAATAAAGAATATGCTTCTTGGTGTACTGCTTCCATAGCAGCATAACTTACTAGCATCATTCTTATTTCTGGTACTTTGAATGTGGGTAGATAATGCTTAGCATATCCACAACACACATCAACATCAGCTTGAGTAAAAAACTTAAATATATTATCTATAAGTGTTCTTTCTCCGTCTGATAGTTTTTGATTATAATCTTTAATATCATCTTGTAGTGCTACTTCTTCAGGTAGCCAATGCATTTGTTGTTGTTTTTTGTAAAACTCAAATGCCCAAGGGTAATCAAAAGGTTTATAATAATCTCTTTCTTCTAATAGACTCATTTATCCCTCACAACTTAGACAATCTGATTGCTCAAAAATTATCTCTCTTTTAGCCAAAGAAGTAACATTATCGGCACGACCAATAGCTTCACTTCTTAGGTAATATAATGTTTTTAAATCTTTCGCCCATGCTAACATATGTACATTATGTAAATCACCTTTGTTAACATCAGGTGGAAAGAATAAGTTTACACTCTGTGACTGGCAAATAAATTGCTGTCTTACAGAGGCGTGTTCAATTACCCAGGATTGATTTATTTCAACTGCTGTTTTAAATACATCTTTATCCCATTCTTCTAAGAATGTAAGATGTTGAACACTTCCTTTATTTGCTACTATGCTTCTCCAAACTTCTGTATATTCTTCTTCACTAGTAGTTTTATCTCTAATGATTTGGTCAAGAAACTTATTCTTTACTAGATTAGACCCAGATTTTGTTTTCTGAGTATACGCATTAGCACGATAAGGCTCTATACTTGGAGAAGTATTACCACAAATAATACTTGAACTGGCATTAGGAGCGATTGCAAGTAGATGTGCATTTCTTACTGAGCAAGAATCATCATCTGGACAAGCGCCTCTTTCTACTGCAAGTTCTCTTGTAGTTTTGTCTGCCATAGATTTTATATATGCAAACATTTCTAAATTAGTACCCCCTGCCATAGCACTCTCAAATGGAATACTATTTTTCTGTAGATACGCATGGAATCCCATAGCGCCAAGTCCAATGCTTCTCTCCCTCATAGCACTAAACTTAGCTCTTTCTAATTGACTTGGAGCATTTTCAATAAAGTATGTTAATACATTATCTAACATTCTAATCAAGTCTGGTATAAATGCTGGGTGGGTTTTCCACTCATCATAATATTCCAAGTTAACTGAGGATAGACAACATACTGCTGTTCTTTCCTCATTTGTAGCAAGTGTTATTTCTGAACATAAGTTTGAATGATGAACTCTCAAGCCTTTTTTCTTTTGATACTCAGGTAAAGCATTGTTTACCGCATCTTCAAACATAAGATAAGGCTCTCCAGTTTCCATTCTATTTTGTAATATTTTTACCCATAATGCTCTAGCACTAACTGTTTTTACTACTTTTTTCGTGTGTGGGTCAATTAATTCCCAACTATCATCAAAGCCTTCCTCTTTAGTTGCTTTATGAATTAGCTCCATAAAGCTATCAGGAATAACGATGCTATGATGTAAGTTAAGAAACTTTCTATTCGAGTCCCCACCCGTTGTTTTTCTTCCATCTAAAAACTCCTCTATTTCAGGGTGTGACATATGTAAGTACGCAGCATAACTTCCTCGTCTTGTAACTCCCTGTGAGAAAGCCAACATTTCTGCGTCTACTACTTTTATAAAAGGAACAACACCAGTAGACTCAGAACCTTTTGATGTTTTTGTTCCTACTGAACGAACATCACTCCAAGTACCGCCGATACCACCACCAAAAGATGATAGGTAAGCATTTTCTACATAGTGTTCTGTAATTCCTTCTCTACTATCATCAACATAGTTTAAGAAACAACTAATCGGAAGTCCTCTGCTAGTGCCTCCATTTGATAATAAGGGGGTTGCAAACATAAACCAAAGATTACTGACATAATCATATAATCTCTGTGCGTGAGCATCATTATCTGCAAAAGCCATAGCGGCTCTAGCAAATGCTTCTTGGGGTGAAGTTTCATCACCAACCATATATCTATCTTTTAGAGTTGCAAGTGCAAAATCATCTAAAAGTTTATCTTTACTAAAGTCTATCTTCACTGACATAATTTTCTACCAATCCTATAATTTCTTTTGCATGACCTAAGACTGCACCGTCTACGTCATAAGTTAAATCCATGAGTTGTATTCCTGTTTCTAGTCCTTCACTTCCGAACTCATTTAAGTTCTGAATGTACTTGTACTTTCCTTCAAGAGGTAAACTCGCCATAATATCAAAGATATCTCCATACTGTTCTATAAGTTGGGATGCTCGCTTTGGGCCAACACCATCAACTCCAGGGACGTTATCTCCTTTATCTCCAGTTAAGCACTTGTAAGTTAAAAAGTACTCAGGATCAAAGTCATAATGCTCGTCCCAATTTAGGAGTGTTGTTTCTTTTCTAGTTACTGTCGAAAATCGACTTATTTTGGAATCAACTAGTAAATCCCAATCTTTATCTGATGATATCATCCAAATCTCATCTATACCTAATTCTTCTCGGTTTTGACAGATAAGACCTGCTATATCATCAGCCTCAACTCCTGCATACTTTAGAGTGAGATATCCTTTGCTTTTGAGATTAGTCATTGTATCACTAAACTCTGCAAGGAACATTTCAAACTCTTTTGCTTCTTCAGGTGTTTGTTCTGCATATCGTTCTTTACGATTTGCTTTGTACTCTGGGTAGATTTCTTTACGATAGTTACTACCACCATCGCCAAGTATTACTATTTCCCCACAGTTATAGGACTTTGCCAAAGATTCAACTGTTCTCACATAATCATGTTCGAAGTCGTTGCGTCCTTGATGTTTCCATCGAAAAGCTAGATTGAGTCCATCAACAATCAATAAGTTCCCATTGGGAATCGGCTTTCCATGGCTCGTAAATTGTATCGCCATTTGTAAATTGTACCTCTTGTGTTTCTAAAAATTGTTCGGCAAAGGTGACATAACACCCTAACCAGTTTATGTACATATGTTTTTTGTAACATGGCTTTCTTGTCGTTGCCACATACCACTGCGAGTGGTTTTCTTTGAAGATTAGCAATGGCTCTTGTTTCATTTCTTCAGACTGTCTACAAAGTTTTGACCACCACTTAACAAATACATTACTCTTTTGAGTAAATATTTTGTGATTAAATCCCATATCTTTGTAGTGCTTTACTTCTATGCAGAATAAATTATGTTTATGTTCTACATACAAGTCGCCTTTGATTTTACCAGAGCCACTGCCTGGAGTCTGTGTAAAGTCATTACCTGTAATTCTTTTCATCATAGCCGCAGCTTTAATTTCTGCGTCATGTCCTTTACGTCTTGAATTAACCAATCAACTTCTCCAGTTCCGTATAACCTCCAATTTTCTCGCCATCCACAATAATTTGTGGAAATGTACGAGCTGTTGGGAATAGTTCTCTAACATCTCCTGCTTGAAACTCTTCTCCCATCATTTTGTAATCTACCTCGTGTCCTTCTCTTTTTGCAAGATTTTTTGCTTTTACACAATAAGGACAGTTTGGTATACTATAGATTTCTATTTTCATTAGTCTAACCTCGAAATATTATCTTCTTTAACTATTTCTATTTTTTCTAAGAGTGGGTGAGTCCAACCGTGAGATACTAAATATGTATTTAGATTTTTCTCTTTGAGTAAAACATCCACTACTTTTTCTTTACCTTGCTCATCTAAGGCTTGATTAACCTCGTCTAAGAAAAGTACATTAATTTGACTTCTACTAATAGATGTCATAAGTTTTCGTATTGCAACTAATGTCGCAATATTCACTCTTGCTAGTTCTCCACTAGAAAGAGCTAGTATGTCGATAATATTTCCATTATCTGATACTTCTACATTAAGTTTGTCGTTTTCTACAACAAAATTAATACTAAATCTTCCATCACTAAACTCTGCAAGATACTCATTTGTAAGTATCTCTAATTCTTTTACAAGAGATTCGATTTTGTACGCGAGTAGACCGTTTGTGCTAAATGCTTTTTTAAGTGTCTCAAGAATCGCCAGTTTGTTTTCTGCACTCGATAGTTCATCTTGGAGCTTATCAAGTTCTGATTGAAACTCTCCAGTCTGTTCGAGTATAATCTCAAGTCTTGTATTGTGTCTTTCTCTTTGCTCATTCTCATTAATTACTTCTTGAAGAGCCGATTTAGCACTGGTAATTTCACTACGAAGTGCTTCAATTTTTTCGTCCAAGTCATCTTTATTGAGGATCGATGTAGTGAGTTCATGGTCGATACTCCTGTAGAGGTCTTCCCAATCTTCGATTTCTTGTTTTGCTGTCCTATGTATCGCATTTGCTTTTTCTATCTCCTGTAACTTTTCCCTTTCTTTAGTGGCAAAATCTTCGCACACTTTCATTCTTTCTGTATGTTCGTCTATTTGAGACTGTACAAATATTTGATTAATATCTCCTTCACAAGTAGGACAAGTAGCGTCTGGCATACCCGCTAGGGCTTCGTATTTCTTTAACATTTTCTGCTCATGCATACGCTCACTATTCCAAGTTCCAACAGCTGTTAGATACTTAGAAGTATCGTTAATTTCTGGGTTTTCCGCCAACCTTCTTTTCCATTCATGCAAATCGATATTATTTAACTGTTTCTTCAGTTCATTATTAGTTAATATCTTTTTATTCTTTTCAGAGATATTTTCGAGTTCTATTAATAAAGAACGCAAAGCTTTCTCATCATCTTCCGAGTAAAATGGTAAATCCAATTTTGGAAGTATGGAACTATTTTCGAGAATATTGTCTGATAACCATTTTGATATTGTTGCAATTTTCGCATTGATAGTTGTAATATCACTAGAAGAAACCCTTACAGCTTCTTTGAATATTTCAAATAAAGAAACATAGTTATCAAGTTTTAATAAATCAATTAAAAACTTTTTACGATTTGTGTCTGTCGCTGTTAAGAACTGTAAAGACGCATTTGTATTTTGATATACTAGCTGTGAAAAAGTCTTGAAGTCAATGCCTAAAGTCTCGCCCAAAGTTTTGTAAGTGTTAGAAGCCGTGTGAGAACTTATGTCCTCACCATTTTTCGTTAACTTACATTTGAGTGTGCTACGCCGTATGACAGTAATGTTATATACGTCAGTATCAACAGAAAAGTCAAGACTAATATCATATCCCTTGTTAACATATCTATTTGCAATATCCGCTTTCTTTACATTTTTACTATTCTTATTGAACAATACTTCTTCCAATATTAAAGGTATGGAAGATTTACCTACACCGTTTGTACCGACTAATTGTGTTAGAGTTGCACTATCTAAGTCTAACTCGTTGCCTTCCCCATAAGAAAAGCAATTATCCCATTTCAATTTCTGAAGAATAATCATTAAAAACTCCCATAATATTTCTTATTTTTGTTTCATCTAGCGCCATTATCTCTTTTAAGTATAGTGCTAGTTCGTCCGACATTGTCATATCTGCTTGTAAGTCAAGAGTTGCTTCCATCTCTCTTTTTACAACTTTCTTGTCAAGTAAATCAGAGTTTTTAACTTTTGCTAAGTCTTGTACATCTCCTGTTAGTTCATAGATAGTGTGATGGAAGTCTGTCTGTTCCATTTCATTTGGGTCTTCCACAGTCTTACGAATAAGTTGTGGCAACTCAAACTTGTGCCATGTCCAATCAAAGTTATCATCAATAATTAGATAACCCGTTTGGACTTCATTTCTATGAAAAGATGTTGTCATTGGACTTCCTGGGTACACAATATTTCGTTGAGTATTCTCGTGAGCATGTAAGTCTCCAGCAAAGACGACATCAAACTTGTCAAATCTTTCTAAATCTACTTCTGGTACTACATGAGGTGGTATCTCACCACGAACATGAGTAAATAAAACATCTGCCTTAATGTTTTCTATCTGTTTCTTTTTATGCAAATCTGCATATGGTAGAATACACCAATTGTCCTCATAGTAAGTCTCTGTTACTACTTCTACTAGAGGGTTAATATCTTTTGTGGCACGAATTAAATTAGTAAAGAATGTATGATTCTTTTTAGTTGCTTCGTGATTTCCGTCATAGATAATTGTTCTTACTTTCTGTCTTGATACGAAATCAAAATATAAAGTAAGTTCATCCATGGAAGGGACTCGATCAAACAAGTCCCCGCCTATGATGTGAAGAGTCACATTATGTTTATCTATAGCTTCCTGTACTTGTTCAAAGAACATCTCATAGCGGGAACACGCCCACGCGGTCGGTACATTCTTTTGTCCTAGTTTAATATGCCAGTCTGCTGTAAATAAAATCATCCTAATAGTTCATCCCCAGGTGTCCATTCACACCCTGTTAATCCACCTGCTTTGATTGCTTGTAAAGTTCTAAGAACTTCATGAGCATTTCTGCCTGTGTCAAGTGCGTTAACACTTACATGTTGTATTATATCATTTCTGTCAATAATATAAGTAGCTCTAAAACATACTCCTGCTTCTTCATGTACTATTCCTAGTTTAGAAGATAGTCCTAAGCCGCAGTCTGCCGCTAAAGAGTGTTGTATATTTCCAATGAGTTCATTATCTTGTTTCCAAGCTAATTTACAGAACTCGTTATCGCCACTAATACCAATAACATTAGCTTCCTCTACTAACATATCCATTCCCGCAATTTCTGTTGGGCATATGAAAGTAAAATCTTTTGGATAGAAGTATATAACTGTGTAATCTTTTTTCAAAGGTTCGTACTGTTCTGTGACAGATACGGCTACAAAGTTATTATCTTTGTCTACACCCTGCAGTGTAAAGGCAGGGAACTTCTCTCCAACGCCTATCATGATACATCAAACTCCTCAGAGACTTCGCTAGGTGTTTCACTACCTTGGTCGTTTAGTCTTCTTAATAGTTCTAACTGCGCATCAGCAGTTGGTCTGGTAAGAACATCATCCATTGACTTTATATTAGTCACTAAATCTTTCTCCCAGTCCTCAAGTTCTCTTGGTTTACACTTAAGAACTTGTAATTGATACTCGACATTAAATACTTGTGGGCCAGTCTTCTTTCTTTTGAAATGAATGTCGTAGCCTGTAACTGGATCAGTTGGGTCTCCCAACTCTTCCATAGCTACTAGTACTTGGTCGAACAATTTTCTTTTAAGATTAAGAACTTTAACAGTTTTATCAGCGTAGTCTATACACTGAACGGCATAAGACCATCCACATTTAAGGTCTGGATAATAGTCGCGAACATGGTCATGTTCTTTGTTGTTAAAGGTTTCAGAATCTCTATCAAATGATAAACACTCCATAGGAATGTTTTTGCCATTTTCTCCTTTAATCCAATAGACGTATCTAGGTAATAAGTCACCAATCAGTCTTACATGATGGTCTTCTTTACCTGCATAGTTATAGGTTTCGATTTTTTCTTTTTGGGCTGAGCCCTTGGTTTGGTTGAATCCAATTGCCATTTTATTTCTCCATTGTCTCCTCAAACATAAAGTGTACCCTTCCATCTTTTAGTTCAAGCAGTCTGTTATTATTTATAATTCCTTCCGATATCGGTGACATCAGAAAGTCTAGTGTGGTGTCTTTTGTATTAACATATTCGTGATAGTTGCGGAATGATGCTACACCTGCATACTCCACAACCTCTCTATCACTAAATGCCCGTCCGCGTTCTAGTAAATCTTTTGGGTTTAAGATATAACTAGAACCGCCGAACTTATACTTGTAAAACTTAAAAGTTTTATCGTAGTAATTTTTTGGTTGAATCTTGTAAGTAATGATACGAAGAATCTGAATGATGTTACCAACATTCCCTTTGCTTATTCTCATTATCTTATTCCAGTCAAATAGTAACATATATTATAACACTTTCCTGAGTTCTTGTCAAGAACTATTTTTGACCTGCTCTTGATTTTTCCCATCAGCAAGTTTTTTAGCGTATTCAGGGTCTATAGTTGCATGAACATCTGCTGCAGCCATCTGCACTAAGTTGCCTTGGAATGTGTAAGTTCCAGTATGTAATAGTTCAACCATGGGTAGTGACCAAACATCTATCCCTATTTTCCTTACATTTTCACAGAACATATAATCTTCACTCAAATATCTATTCTGTTCGTTGATTATACAGTCAAAGTATGCCATGATTTGTTCTCCTGGCTTAAAGTCTCCTTCCCTAAGGTGGTCTGGAGTGTACTTGTACTGAGGATATGCTTCTTCATATTCTTCAAAAACACTTCTTTCTATAATCATAAATCCAGTTCCAGCTTCTCTAACCTTTACAGGTTCAAATACTGGTGCTTGTCCATTCGGATAAGCTTCATGGTCTGGATTAAATACCATATCTCCAGCAATCAAAGATAATCTTGATGGGTCATCGTCATACAGTCCGCTTTTCGCAGCCATCATAACTTTTTCCCAAGCAATAGTTTTCTTTGGGTACAAACCTGTAAATATTCTTAAAGGTTCGTCTGTATCTTGTGCTTCAGCAATTAAATGTAACATATACATTACATCCATTGCTTTCCAAGATATATCACTATCAATAAAAAATAAATGTGTTGCGTCTGACTTTAAAAAGTTTGCCACACAATAATTTCTAGCTCTAGTAACTAAGGATTCATTAAATAAATAATAAATCTGTGATTGTACACCATGATTCATAAATACTGCTGTCATATCCATCAAACATTTAGTATACAGTCCTGTACACATACCTCCATACATTGGAGTAGCAATATAAGGTTTCATTTCCCTAATCTTTTCTATGTTCAGTTCTATTTTTCTTCCACCTTCTTCGGTCATAATATGTTTACCTCATAATCTTGTTTTATGTAGTAGCCCATTCTAGCGTTAGCTTGACGAGCTGCTGTCTTTCCTTTGAGATGAATATC